TTAGATTGCCAGAGATCACTACGTTCTCGCCGACAGTAAGTTGACCGCCAATAGTAGCATCACCCGAAAGGGTTGATCCGTTATTTACCACAAGAGATTGGAACGCAGCTGACGCAGTAGAAGTAACGCCTCCTGGAATCTCAACATGGTCATGGAATACTGTATTCGCATATACCCGCAGCTTTGACAGACCGCCATTACCAAGCATAGAAACCCTAGTGGCAACATCTTCACCAGTTCTATCAGTACCAATTTGAATAATGGCACCATTAGATGTTAGATTTCCATATAATGCAGCAGCACCGCTAGATGTTAACGAACCTACCACAGCATTGCCAGTAACATCTACATTCTCACCAACAGTCAGTTGACCAGTTATATCAATATCATTAGCGAGGCCAACTTGAACCTCTCCGTTTGTTCTAGTGGCAGTAGTATTATTAAGAGTGCCGACCACTGACAGAACAGCGCCGTCCGCAGAATCTCCAAGAGTCACATTACCAGAAGTAACAGCAAAGTCAGAAGAATCAAACTTAGCAATACCTTTATTCGAATCACTAGCATCTTCGCCAGAAATAGTGACAGTATTTGCGGTTAGAGCTACATCAATTCCCTCACCGGCATTAATGTTAACAGCGGTTCCCAACTCTATCGATCTATCTGCGCCAGAGCCATTTGTAGCAAAAGTTATGTTACTATTTTCTATGTGTACATTTCGTATCGTGCCATCAGTAATGGTATTGTTTGCGTGGAGTTTACCATTAGATGATAGTATGACAGTTCCGCTTTGGGCGATTTTACCTGTAATACTGAGTTCGTTCAACCAAGCCTTGTTCCATCTCAAGTTGGAAGTACCCAAACTGAAATTGCTGTTTGCTATGAGGTTGTTGGCGATCCTTGCCTTTACATCTACCGTATCGGCATTGTTATTACCAAGAATGACATTAGCATTAAACCTAGATTTGGCCGCGACTTTAAGCGTATCTGCGAAGTTCGGATCGCCAATATCAACATCGCCGTTCAATGTAGCCTTACCATCAACTCTCACGGTATCTTTGAATATCGCCGCATTATTGGCAGTCAAAGCATTAGTTGTAACAGTATTGAGAGTTGATATCCCATCAACAGTCAAATTCTTCTCGAAGACCGCAGAACCGTCAGAATCAATAGTAGCAACAACTGTGTTGGCTGAATCGGTGATTACAAGTTTAGAGTCACCGGCAGCGTCAGCCAATTGTAAGTATAAGTCAGAATCACCAAGAACAGCATCTGCAGCTAAGAATATCTCTACCTTATCCCCCGCTCCACCAGCAAAGCGCAAGTGAGGAGAATCGTAGTTACTACTGAAGACTGTATTTGACCCCGAAAGGATTAGGTGCGCAGAGTTTGACGACAGGTCAGTAATATCTCTGAGAGATAGTGATTTGAATTTTGGAGTATTGTTCTTGGTATCTACTCGAAGGAACTGCCCCTGCGTACCGCCCGTTACACGAACGCGAGATATATCACCAAGCGTCAGGGTATCAGAACCAGTGGTCGAGAATGTCACGTTCGCATTAAATACAGTGTTAGCATTTACAGTGAGCGATTCGGGATTAATAATCGTATTGGAACCAACAGTGATAGTTCCTCCAGACACGCTCGATGTATTGCCGCCTTTAATTGTATTCGTCCTGAACTCAGTAGCAGATAGGGTTCCCTCAATGTGACCGTTTCCGTGTGAGACTGAACCCCTATCAGCAGAGCCGCTGCGCGAAACCGTCACAACATTGTTACTTATAATAGTAGCAATGTAGTTTGTGTTTAGTCTCCAGGTATTAAAACTATTATTTAGCTCGGTATTCGAAACATTAACTGCCATTTGAGATCTCTGTTATCAAGTTATTTTACTTATTTATTAAGGTTGCTATCATAGATTTTATAGATTCTAAATCATTTTTAATTGATTCAACTTCCTGACGCAACTCTATATCTTTCTTGTTTCTCTGCTTCATCGCAGTATGTTTCCTAATAGCGGCACCATCATTAAAGTAAATGGCACCGCTATCAACATCTTTCTTCAGGTCTGGGCGATTCGCAACATCAATAAGCCTCATTATGATATTGGAAGCGGAGCTTTGTGCGCTGTGCCCACTATGCTATATATTTCTGGGGAATACGCAGTTCCTCTATTCTCTGGCTTGGTGTATACAACCTTCAATTGATATTCATCAATACCGTGTTGAATCGAGCCATCACCAGAACGATAAGCAATCACGCCATTATTTGAAGTATTTTCGCGAAGATTATTGGCACCTGCTAAGAAATTGTCACCATTGGTATTGGCCGCAATACTATAAGACAAGTGGATTATATCTTGCCTATCACCAACAGAAGACCTTGGCTTCGGCGTTGAGGCATATAACGCAATTTGTGTATACTGCTTAGAGGATATCAGCTCAGAATCATTATCGTTTTTGGCTCTGATGAATAATTGTATTGCACTCTCTGGAGGATTATACGCCAGAATGACAATATTAAGACGTTCCGTAGGATCAGAAGAAGTCACCTGAGGAGAAGATCTTACAACTCTACTCACATAACGAGCCTCAGCATCACCAACATCCAAGATCTCATTGGTAGAGTTACTGCTTAACCGCTCTCTAGAAGCCAGAACAGTAAGATCATCAATATCAACTATAGGGGAAATCACAGCATCTTCTGTAGACATCTCGCCTTTCAATAATAGCGTTGATCCCGTCTTATTGGAACGACTGAATACTCTCTTTTGCGTTTGTTCAAAATCAATACGACGAGATCCAGTAAATTGTGTCCACGTAGAATCAAGAATGCCAGCAGAGCTTGACGCTTTGTAGTACCAATCCATCATTGTACCGTACCCAGCCCTGTGCGGAGTATTGACACCAAGCGAATCAATTCTAGGATTAACTACGCCATCAATCTTTGCGCTCGCACCAAACCGCTGACCTCGGATATACTCTCCAGCAGAGAATCCGTTACCAGCACCAGGAGCGCCAGATGAATTCTGTAGTCGAACCCTACCGAAATCTGTATTAACAAAAGTGGCATAACCAAGAACAGAACTTTTTGTAAATGAATCAGTAGTGCCGATCTTTGTACCGACAGAGTTATACACATTAGCCGTCGCATTAAACATACCAGCAACATCAACCTTGACTGATAGAATATCATTAACAGTATCATCACTAATGATTGACCGAATTGTACCATGCGCATAGGCGTCACCAACCGGGAGACCGCCGTTCTTAGAATTGACATCCTGAACCACTGTCCCGACTGTTGGGGCAGTTCCCCCAGTATAATCTATATTAAGGACAGATTCCCCTACGATTTGTTCGTCAATCTGGAATCCCGTATTTGATGTCGGCTCACCTGTTGGCGATATATCACTGACGTTCAAGAATTCTAGATTCTTATTCTCAAATATAAACGAAGAGCTAGATGTAGTGGAAAATTGAGCAAGGGAGATTGACATTTTCAATGCTTCATTTTCAATGATTGCCCAATTGTTGCCAGTGGCAGATCCGTACAGTTTACCGACATCATTACCAAAGAATGCTTGCTGGTTAGTAGAAACATCTGCGGTATTTTGAACCGCAGTCCATAACTCAAAATCATGAGTTGGTTCTGCGGGGATTATCGTCAAAGCATAGCGTCTGCCGTTCTTTAGAGGAACCACATTCCCGAAAGTGAACTTATTAGAATTCAGTAATCCAATTCCTTGCTGAATCGTCGCAACAGTAATATTTGATGCGGTAATAGACTCGCTCGAAGCTACCAAAACAGAAGTAGGGAATCCGCCTTTATCTGTCTCTCTGATTTGAACTTTAATACTAGAGCTGCTACCAGCTGGTTTTTTCTTAAACCAAAGATAAACATCCTTCAGCGCAACTTCGTCCTTATTGCCCCTTTGAACAACAAAGGTTTGTGACATATAATCAGGCACTTCCGCCTCAACTTGCTCCGATGTCACAATAACTTTAGAACCATCAGCTCGCAATTCTGATAAAGCAATTCCGCTTGTTTGGTTCACGGAAGAAGATTCAAACCCATCCGCATTCGAAGGAGCGTAGTAATATTGGCCACATCGAGTTGTGGATCCAGTCTTGCCAGAACTAATTGCTCCTGGGGAGTTTGGTGGCTTAACATCACTAACCTCAAGAAGATGTTTGAACCCCTTAAACTTCATATCTGCGTTATTGGGTATTGCGAATTTGAATTTCAAGTATCCAGCAGAATCGGTATACATTTCGCCACCAACTAAGCCACCGTCAGGCGTACAATAAGGCGCGATATTCCTACCATCAAACCTTGCCCAAACACGCGTGAAAGGCTTTAATCCAGTGCAGGTGACGTTTCGCGCCGGATGCTGCTTTAGTGTGTAATTATTTGTTCCGTTAGCAAACGCAGAAACGTCTGAAAATTCAGCGAGACCCGTATAATCTAAGCCAGCATTTATGTACTGCTGCCTAAGAGCAGCGGAAGTTGTAGATGATTGTGGCATTTTTATCTTATTCCTCTAAGCCTTTAGCTTGTATTTAGTTATCATCAACGATCATCGATTTTAGTAAGACCAAGAACCGTATCCGCCGCCGATACCGTAGGCCGCACCGCCGCTCGAGACGGAGCCGCCGCCGCCAGAAACCGGCGCCGATGGCGGTGGTGAAGGTTCGCCTGATTGAGTAATGTTACACACAGGGTGACTCAACGTCATTTGACCATTATAAAGTTTCGCAGGAGTTGTAGTCTCAACCGAAACAGTACGAGCTCTTGTCGCAAACCGCTGATTGATCAAGAACGCATAGCCGGTTTCATTTATTGTCAACTTACTTGTCCCTTCAGTAACATCAACAGAACCGCTTTGTAATTGTAGTTCTATATCCTGTAGAGTAGGAATTGCCCTCAATGGGCTTTGAATGAAGGACAAGTCACTGCTTCGTAACGTGTTTGCAATGGAAGGTTCCGCCGGAGGATCAACAATAATTGAATCTCTTGGTGGTTCGACGCAGTTAACTGGATCATTGGGTCGCAAAGAAGAACCCTTTAACGCCTCAATCTCAAACTTGTTCAGGTAAATCATATCATGATGAATTTTAACTTCTTTCTCAAGCTCCCTGATATCAGACATAGTAAATCGCTTATTATCTTTCTGGGTAACTTGAACTTCATAAGAAGGTCGGTTATAATATGTTGCCGCGTCAGAAGAAAGTGATGGGTATGGCGGTATGAATACTGTAGCCAGCCCCATTGCGTTTTTATCTTCTTGTGGCGGTGACGGGAATTCTTCTGGTGCGCCGGCAGTGACATTAATAGTTCCGTCTGGCCGCAAAGAAATAATGTCAATTCTAGAAAGATACTTCTGGACATCTGCTTGAAAGTTTTGATCAGGAGTCGGCAAATATGCGCCGTCACCATCAACATTAAAGCTAGTATTGGCCACAGGGTTGGTTGGAGCAGCTGCGGCAGTTGCGGTGGTAGAAGGCACCACGGTATTATTTTTGATTGGTCTAAAGTCTACGCTATCACGCAAATCAAGTTCTGGTCCAGTCTTTCCGGAGTATTTTGGTATTTCTTGAGTTGTAATATTAGAAGCGCCGGAAGGATTGGCGTCATCAATAGGGTATGAATCAACTGTTAGGAAACCAATACCAGCAGACCGGTCGCGACCGAAATAACTAAACTTAACCAACAGACCTTTATCGACAAGGTCTAATGCGCTAGTTGGGTTCTTAATAATAGAAGATGTGTCATAGAACGAATCTCTTTGACCGTCATCTAAGCTGAATTGAGTTGTGACATCAGTATCTGAAGTTGACACGCTAGTGTTGGCGCCAATATAAACAGCAGAGACCTTATACGCATCAGATACACCAAGAGAGTATGGACCTGTGGCGCCGTTCGGATGAGAACCTGTATTAATATGGACATACTTGTCTTTAAGTACAGTCTTATTAGCCTGAACCGCATTAGAGCGTAACACATCAAAATACACAGAAGCAACAAACGTAGAATTTAAGTTAGCTTGACCGAGGTCGATACTATGTTGGCTTGATACAGAATTTATTGTTCCATTAGAAGACAGATCAAAAATATGACCAGCTGGGAATGCTTTAGCGTGTAAAGAAGTTGCATATGAATTTGATGAAGATACTGTAATGGTTGTATCATCACCCACGTCAGTGATTCGTTGCGCTGGGTTTGATCCGACCACTATAAAGTCACCCACACTATATTGTGATAAGAATGATGTACCAGAACCGGTGATAGTAGAACCAGCCTGAGAAGCTGAGCCAGTCATTCCGGTTGTCTGCGCCGCAGTCTTAGCAACAATAATTATGTTCTTCTCATCAACGCTAGTCAGTGGTGCGCCTGTGTCATTGTTATTCTCAGTGCCACCAGTGTGGGCAGTATTCGCAGCGACAATTGTGGTTCCGTCAGTTTGGACAGTGACTGATTTTTCTGTTCTAAACACATACTGAGTTTGTACCGCATTAGAAGCATCAGCTAATCGCTTAATACCACGATTCTGAAGAGGGAATACGAGCGACGATAGATCACTATCTTGAACCCTAGCAACATTGTTTTCGAGAACAACATCAGCAACTCCATTTGCCCCAGAGTTAGTCATATGCAAAGACTTAACTTCCGTGAACGATTTGGCCGTATTCATCTTAATATCAAATAGATATATTCGATGTTGACCCGAGGGGGTTCCAGATGCGCCTGAGTGATACTGGAATCCTCTCACACGAGCAGTACCGATTAATGAGCCGCTGATAGACCCCGTGCCATGAACGACGCTGGTGATCGCTGACTGCGCTGTATCGTAGAGACCTACTGTGCGCAACCCTTGGAAATCAAACGTACCAGCAACCTCATTACAGATAACATAGTTACCGTATGCTTGCCCAACGATGACATCTTCCTTAACATCAAAGTCAGTTGACTTGTTGATAGTTTTTCGGGTAAGGTCAATTAGTTCAGTTCTAAATCCTCTAACATATCCAATCGAAGGCTCAACCTCAACAACAAGTTTGTTACGATCCCCGACTTCTTCGTCCAAAGAACCATACACTCCGCCATTGACATCAGTCCTCAGATGCTCTTCAACTCTAACTTTAAATGGATCTAATGCATAATTACCAGACTCTTCATAAGTGCGGTTGGCCGTTTCAATTTCAAGAGGAGAGAACCCAACTGTCTTACGAATAACCCTACCTTCCTCTACATCCATAATAGGGAAGAACGCAGCAGTATTTGCATCGGTCGGAAGTTTTGCTTTGATCTTAGTAGAAATCTTTAATCTCGAAGCGCCAGGAGCGGTGAAGTTAGTTGCCCCAGAAGCATTATCAAGCAGACTAGAATCTTGGTTTGAATCAACAACAGATTCAATTGTCTCGAACCCAACTCGAATTGTCGGTACAGTAGAATACTTACTAACAACGCCGCTCTGGTTTTGCGAGAGAATGAAGTTCCCTTTATGATAAACAACGCCACTCGATGCTCTGGCGCCAAGACCCTTTCCTGTTGATCCAGATGTTATGGTATCCGCAGCTACAATAAACGTATTTCCAACAGAGTTTCTGAATATTAGAGTTTCATTGTCGCCAAATGATTTGGTTGTATTGTTTGATCCAGAGTTAGTATATGAAACAAATACACTAAGATAATTGGGAGCAGATCCCTCAGAACCATCGACCGCATCCAAAAGTTTTGCAGTCACGCCAGTAGTGGTACCAGTAACTGTACAATTGGCAATAGATCCGCCATCAAAGAAATCTGTCAGAAGAAGAATTCTATTGTTAGCATCTTTGTCTTGAATCTTGACATAATCCCACTTCTGCAATTCAACATCGCAGCCATCAATTACAGTTCCGTTGTCAATGACATAGTCGCCAAACCGCTCAACCTGCTTCTGTAGAATAGTCTGTAATTGTGTCAGTTCCCGCGCCTGTACAGCGTATCCAGGTCTGAACAATACCCGATGAAAGTTCTTTCCTTCTTGATAGTCGTCAAAGAAAGGACTTTGGTTTAGGTTAGTCTCGATTGATGCCATTTATGATACCTTTAGAAATCTAGTATTATTTTAATATCTTCTATCTGGTCAGGTGTTCTATTTACTGCTCTAATGTTTTCAGTATATAGTAACTCGCCAGAAAATGTGTTTGCTTCCGGACCTCGTATCCCTTCGATGGTTGCTACTGCAGTATTACTGCTCTTCTCCAGTATAACATCATCTTTAGTGAAGGCAACGTGATCGCCATAACTTTGTACACTATTTAGGTACATTGTATAGAAAGATGTATCAGTTTGTGTCTCATCATCTCTAATATATACGATTTGAGCATTTGCCCCCTGAACCGCATTGGTCATCGCCTTTGCCTTTCTCTGCACTACGCCGAGCTCGGTGACAAATTCCAGAGTTCCCAATTCAGCAGATAGTCTGTTTCTCTCATTAGTTATTATCTCATCAGCAAATAATGGATTAACAGGATTGGACGCGTCAGAACTAATATATGATATTGAAGTTCTAGTCGTCATTCTCAAAGTCGAAGGGCTATTAGATGTATTGGCGATAAACTCTGTTGCCACAAATACGTTATTAGAATTAACTTTAAGGACTGGGTCTTTCAAAATACTTATTGTTCTGAACGCAGTATTCGATGGGATGTAACCAGCGCCAGTCGCAGAAACCCCTTCGCTACCATTGAACTGAACATTAAGGGCAATTCTATCAGCACCAAGTTCCCTAACTGGATCATTACCATGACCGCCAACAGGAGATATGATTACATTGGCGGTTGCGCCTACCCCATGAATACTGTTTGATGTAATGATAGCTCTTGCTCTTGTATAATCAGTACCGACGTTAATAACAGAAACATTCGCAATAGCGCCAGTTGAGACATTCACTTTAGAATATGCCTGAGCACCGGAGCCATCACCAACTATAGTTACGCTCGGCGAGATAACAACTCTAGAATCAGTATTCGGAGTTGTGGCAAAGGCTGAGTTGACTGTTAGTGTTTTCGATGACCCTGACCACTTTATAATTCTTCGGAGCTGACCAACGCCAGTTCCTGAGGAAATGTAAACACTGGATCCATTATAATAACCTTGTATTGACGAGACATCGCCACCAGTTACTCGTAGACTTCTGCGGCCACCAGTCTCAACAACACCATCAACTACTTGCTTATATCCAGAACCAAACTCGGATGTCTCGATGACCTCAATCGCGCCATTAGTAGAAGCGGTTTGGACTGCCGCTTGCCTAGTCTGCTCCGGCGAGGTATCTGGGTTAGAAATTGTTTTAACTGGGATATGAACAGAAGTCAAAAATTTATCCGCTTCGCCCAAAGAAATTGTATACATATACTTCCATGTATATCCATCAGAAGTAGTGAACGGAGAAGTAGAAAACCCAGTCGGCTTAATTAGCGATGCAGAACCTTTATTATTATACAAACATTTGTATACATTATACTCATCAGTGAATACAAAAAACGCACGGTCATATATATCTCTATCAGTATCGCGATACATAGAATAAACAACACCGGAAGACCAATCATAGCGCGTAGCAACGTGTGATACACTACCAGTGTCAATCTTTTTGCCGCCAATAAATTTTCTGTGCGTTTCATACTGTAAGGTTTGTTCGTTATCTATAACTTCAGATGGGGTTGGTTCGTTTTCCCAAGCAGTTGAATTGCCAAGAATCGCATATAAGATTACAGAATTCTTAGTGCTTCTTCCATCCGATGCGTTCAACGCTTTAACAAATGCCTTGGCGTTGTTAATCGAAAGATCTTTGGTTGCGTATCTAAATGTTGCCATTAGGAAATCGTTCCTTTAGTGTAGAATATATTAGCAGCGGCGATACCGTCAGCAGACCATTGTACCTTTGTGGTCGCCAAGGTGTCACTTGATACTATATTTAGTGGTATTTTTATGTACTTATTTGGAGATGTTTCGATAATAATCAGATCTCCGTTAGCATAATGTTTTGTAAATTCAGTACCAGTTCCCACCAGATTTAATGTATTGTTGGCGAGTGCGACAGTTCCGTTAGCATTTGTTCTGGTAGAATTATTAGCAGAAGAAGATACGTTGACCGAAACATTTGAGTGAGACTGGTACTTCCCGAACAAAGTTTGGCCAGCTGGATGAACAAGCTTCAAGGCAACCTCTTTATACCTATCCAAAGATAGTGGGGAAATGACCTGATAGGAATATTCTTGATAGAATTTACTATCCTGAATAAACCCTCGCTTAGACGAGATATGGCTTCTAGATGATGAGTAGTATCCTTGCGAATTCGCAGTGCCGTTCATATCCAACCTAACAACAGCTTGCGTAGAATTATCTCTGCCAGAAGATTGAATTCTCACAACCTCACCATCACTATATGAATAACCCGAATCAATAATTCTGAAGCTGACCGCAGTACCATTAGCACCAACTCCTGGAGTAATAACAGCATTCTTACCAAGAACGCCCTTATCTACAACACTAACAACTTTGGCGCTACCTTGGCCGGTTAGGGTTCTCTGGTCTTGCCCACCTGGAACATATGAGCCATCATACTTATCAATGCGAACTGGCTCACCAACCTTGAATATAATATTTCCTGGATCTCTTTGTAAGAAATCCTGCCAAACCCTTACTGTCGTTTCGAATGTGCCGTTGGCCAAAACAGTAGTAGCAGGTGTTTGGTTCGGAGCGCCTCCGGCTTTAATGTCGCCACGAGCTCCAGTATTCGCTTGGAACAACCTATCGT